AGTACGAGCTCGACGGCTTGCTGTCAATATAGAACCGCTCCCCACCAAAATAGACATACACGGTGTCGTCCCAAAGGTTGTCCAAGCATGTCGGGTGCATGACGGTCGCCGTGATTGTCGGTGCGGCGCCCATACGCTTGCGCTCGTGCCGGAACGTGTACAGCACGGCCTGCGACAACTCGTTAGGGAATGGTGCGCCATCGCCCTTGTACATCTTTATCAACTTCTCCATACCAAAATCTTATTTGTTGCTGTTTCCGCTATCGTCATCTATCTTTATATGGTGTGTCCTCTCATACCTATTTATGACGGGGCACTCCTTTATCGAAGGCGGATACTCGCACTTGTACGCGGTAAGTATTATGTGCTCAAACAGGTTCATCTTGTCCTCGATGACGCGGAACCTGGCCTTGAACTCGGCGATATACTTGTTCGTGTCCTCCTTGTACTCGGCGAGCTCCCTCCTGCACGCGTCACCGTCATCCTTTGCGGTCTTGTAAAGATCCAAGGCCTCCTTGACCATCGAGTCCATATTGCCTATGTCTATCTTGTCCTTGTTGCTTTTCGCCGTATATATGCTTATAATGCCGCCTATGCCGCCTATGCCGCCTATCGCACCCAACACTGTCGCTAAAATATCATACCATTCCATCATTCATGCCCTCCTGTCCATTATTGTTATCAATAGTATCAACTCCTCTCCTTCTCCATCTCCTTCATTTCCCGCTCCTCAGCCTCACGTCTAACCCTCGCCTTCTCGTCAGGCTTGCCGATAGTGTTCATCTCGATACCCGTCTCTTGGGAGATAAGCCCAGCGCCAGCGAGCGATATAATCATATTGTTGTACTCGGTCTCGCTCAACGGAATCCAGACCTCAAAGGACGCGCTTATGTTGATAGCGGCGTACTCGGTCACAGCGTTTGGATTCCTTCCTGTGTTTACCATCTCCTTGGCGAGACCCTCCTTGAACAGGCGCACCATCTTGTCGGCCACGTTCTGCCACTCTATCACCTTCTCTGACGCGTTCTCTATGTCCATGCTCTGCACGAGCTTGATTGTTATTCCCGCTATATCGCCACCCGTCTTGACATCCTTTGGAAGCAGGAAGGTCGTTGACGAGCCAAGCTGTATAGTGTTGAGAAGACCGTCAAGAGTGTCGAACATGCCCTGCGGTGATGGCGGTGTCAGGTATTTGGCGTCACCCTTGGAATCAAGTGACGTGTCGTTGAGGATATAGCCGTCGGCGAGCTTTCCACCGTCCTTGAACTTCCCTTTGACATACAGCAGCCCCTTGCCGTGGCGTTTTTGTATTGCGTTAAACACGTTATAGACCTCCTCATACGTCTCTATAGTGGTCTGCACGTCGTTCCAAGCTACATCGCCCTTCTTAGTTATAAGCGGTATCTCGCTGAAACCGTGCTCTGTAACGTCCACGAGTTCCCATCCCCAATCCTTATTCGTGCCGTCCGCTATCAAGCCGCCTTTTTTCTTGATGTGCCTGTAACGGAACCTGTCGTCATACGAGTCTATAGTCTCGATACCTTTGTCGCTGTAATAGACGCTCTCCAACAGCCTGTCCCCGTTCTTGTCGTTATGTGGACAAAGGATGTATTCGGGATATGACAGAATCCTGCTCTTGATGAATCCCCACCTGTCATAATAGTACAGCAGCCCCGCTATACCGTAAGAGAGCTGCGTCACCACCATCTTGAACTTCATACCCTCTTGGTTCTTGCGCTTCCACTCCTGCTTAATCTCTATATAGTTGCGCTGCACGGTGTCATTTGGGGCTATGTCGAGCAGGGTGAACTTCATTGGTTTTGCCGCAATGTGCATAGCCTGCTTGTTGACGATACGCCTCTGTATAGGAATAGCCATGCGCTTGTTCTTAATCTCTCGCACGCCGCCGTTTTTCAACTTGATGCAGAAGCACGGTATGTTGTCGTCAAACAGCACGTCATGGCAGTTGGGGTCTAACTCCCTCGCGAACTGCTCCTGCGTCACCTCTATACGGTTGAATGACGGCAGCACCGCCCTCCTCTTCTCGCCTATAGCGACAAGCGAGCCTTCACCAACGCTATATGTTGTGGACGCGTCAATACCCCTTGTCCATACAGGCCTTACAAGCAGACTCTCAGGATTGCCTATCATCTCCCTTATCTGCGCCATATATTGCTCTTCCATATCCTATTCCTCCGTCTTTTCATTGTCTTTTAGGTTATACATTCTCATCGCCTCCTCCTTGCCTATCGGACGCCTCGCCACCTCGTGATGGCAGTATGGGCATACATCGTCGTATTTCTGGTGTACCTCCACGTTGCTGTCCCTAACGTCATCAGCAACCTTGAACTTGTCGTTCAGCTTCACACGGAGCTCCGACACTATCTTCAGCCTGTCCTTCGCCTCAATCAGCCCGTCAGCGTAGTCGCGTTCAGCCTGCTCTATAAGCCTCACCATCTGCGCCTTGTTCTCCTCGAAGGTTATATCAAGTCCTGACTTGGGTTTTTTAACAGCACCATGTTTGTCCTTGATATACGATTTCAGGAACACTACCGCCTCAGACCCCATGTATCGAGCCGCCTCTGCCCCATCGGGCTCCCTATTGAAGCATACCCTGTATGCCACCGAGGGGTCTTGGAGTCTCTCGCAAAGAAGCACGAACGCTATATCACCAACCTTGATATAGTGTCCCCTCGCCTTGCACTCTTCAACAATCTTAATAATATCACTGTTCGTTATCATATTCTTTTAGTACCAGTTGCTTGTCTCGTAAATACTCTCTCCACCCATATATCCGTCATCATATTCGTCAGATTCGGCACCCTGCGGTATGGAGCGTACGAACTCCTCCCCATACGGGTAGTCGAGCAGCGGCAGCATCCTCATGCTTATAGCGTCGAGCAAGTCCATAGACCGCTCCTTGCCGAGTTTGGCATTCATCTCCTTCTTTGTAAGCAGAGCCTTCTTGCCGCCTAAGACATCCTTGAATGCGACGACAAGGCACTCCTCTATAAACTCGTTCTGTATCGTGCCATGAATCTTCAGCCGCTGATGTATATATATGCCATTGGCCACTTTTTCCTCCATACTGAGTTGACCCCTCTTTATGAGCTCGACAAGGCGCGCGTAGCACTCATCTTTCAAGTACCTGTACATTCTGCCGTATATGCCGCGGGGGGCAGTGTTCGATATGAATGGCTCCGCATCGGGTATATAGTCTTTGATATAAATAGCCCTTATGCCGTCAAAGATGATATGGTTGTCGGGCACGTCGTGCTCCTTTGCGAAGGATTCCAATAAATCAGCGTTCTCACGTGGCGTCGTCTTGGTGACGATGAGTATATCCTCTATATGCAGTCCGTCCCAAGCGACAGCCACGAAGTTGTCTGTGCCGACATCGGCCAAGTCACACGTTATCCATTTGTCGCCGTTGCGCATAGGGTCCTGCATGAAGACCTGGCTTGCGTCAGATGGCGCTATACACGCGTTAGCCTCGTCATCAGGCGACACGTTCCAATTGCCCTCAAGCAGCTGCTCCGCGCTCTTGCCGCCCGACATGGCGACAGCGCCGACATAGCCGCTGTTGTTTCCGAGTGACGCCTTGTTCTCGGACATCTTGCCCGAATAGTACACGAATGACCTTATGATGTCCTTGTATGTCAGAGTGCCGTTCTTGCCGTTTATACGTCTGAGCTTCTTGTCTATGTCGATTTTGCATATATTGTAAACATCCTCCTTGGAATCGCCCCAGACGACATCCTTTACGGTAGCCCCGTTTATGTAGAAGTACCTTACGACACCGTCCCTGTCCTCCCTTATGAAACCGTCAACGCCTATATACCAGTCCAAGAAGATACGCAGCCAATGTCTTCTGTCGGGGTTGGTCGTGCCCCTTATATGCCCTGTCCACCTGCCATTGCCCCTGTTCCTCGTGCATATCTCCACGAAGCAATCCCAAGTGAAGCCCGTCATCTCATCGAAATAGATAAAGTCATACTGACGCCCCTTGAAACGCTGCCTCACCTTATCCCTCGACTGGTCAGAGACGTGTGTGACGTCAATCTTGCATCCTGAGCCCTTGAATGTTACACGGGGCTCACCGCTCTCGACTATCTCGACAGCGTTGCCGTATATCTCCTTGAATGTGTCAAGAATACCGCCCGAAGCCCTTGCGTCACCAAGGTTGTTACGCAGGAACACCGCCCTGAAGTTGGGGTCGTCGGCGCAATCCGCTATTGACAGTGTCGCAGCGAACGTCTTGCCGCAGTTGAGCACGCCCCCGCCTATGGCGAAGTCCGTGTTGCACCTCGTGAAACTCTCCTGAAAGCCCGCCTGCGGCCTTATTATTCGCTTTACCACCGACATATATTTATATATAAATATTATTTAGGCAAAATTAAGGCATTTGCACGCCTATACGACGCATATATATTTGAAATAACTTCGTGACGAAACGATTTACTAATAAATAAATATAAACAACGTATTTTTGTGCTTATTTTTGTGGGATATTAAAATATTCTGATAGTTATGAGATTTACAAAGGAAGAAGCCGTCAAAGGACTTGTCGGCAATATGACGTCAAAGGG